CAGCCAAGAAGGCACCAGCCAAGAAGGCACCAGCCAAGAAGGCACCAGCCAAGAAAACTTCTGGCGGAGGCAAGGGCAAAGCAGCATTGTGATAGATTCTTCAAAAAGAAGTTTTTATAAATCAATAACCTGGCCAGCAGTACACATCGGGTTTGTTGGCACAGTAGTATATTTCTTTGAAAAAGCTATCACTGGAGAAGCACATTGGGAGTATGCTGGAACATTTGCTATCATATATACATCTTGTGAAATGGTTGGGTTCTTTCTTCATGAAAGAGCATGGTCTAAATTTGGCGGTAAGATAAAGTAATGGGAAAACATCTAGATAAAATGCAAAGAGCTTTGGCACAAAGACAAGCAGGAACATATACTAGTGGTCAAAAAAAGCCTGGATCAATGAATATTAAAAAAACTGGCTATAGAGGGCAGAAGGCTAAAGGATCTAAGTAGTGTTTAGTGGATTTTGTGAAATAAAAGACTGTGGAAATAAGGCAACAAGGATATCTGGAAAGCTTGACGGCGTAATAATAGATATATGCGATGATTGCTGGCATGAGCAATACAAGTCCTAATCAACTAAATGCTATAATAGTCCTATAAGCGGAATACTAGTCCCGCTTAAATAAATAACCTATAGGAGTAATAACATGTCAGACGGAAAAGATTTAAAAGGATTTAACGAAACAGGCGAGCAGTCAGGATCAAACGATCTAAACCTACACCTGTCAGATGCACCTGCTGCAGCATTCCCATCAACGGATATGTCAAACCAGGCACAAGCACAAGGCCCAAAGTAATATGTGCGTTGAGTGTGGATGCCAAAGTGTTGGCAGTGAGACTGGCATAGTTCCAGTTTCAATCATAGACAAAACATCTCAGGGAAACTCTGGAGTTACTCTAAGCATGACCTCAACTCCAGAACAAAGAGAAAGGTTTATCAACGAATAATGTGTAAAGACTGTTCATGCGGAAAAGATGAGCAAATTCAAAATGAATCAGCTCCATCGCCAGCCAGTAATAATGTTGTAACTATATCACAAATAAAGGGTGCATAGTGTCAGAAAACGTTGTAAACTCTAACGATACGCCAAAAAGAAATCCTTCTCAGGGTAAATTTAAATCAGGAATACAAGAAAAAAGACCACCAATGAAGATTGATGTTAACAAGCATGGCATAAGAAGAGAGACACCTGCTGTTCCTCAAGCGCCAAGAAAAACTGGAAGAAAGAAGGTTTAATCATGGAATCATTATCACAGCAATCTAGTCAGCTCGGAGGAAAACTCCTAGGCGGAGGAGGTACTGGGATTTGGCAATACGATAACTTTCTTTCTAAAGAAGAGTGTGAAGAGTTAATTAAATTCTTTAACGCAAACGAAGAGGAGTGGAGATTCATTTGTTTTTATGGATCATACGGGATGCATGTTGTTTCTCCATTTACTAAGGAGCATGGAACTTCTATAACTGAAGAGTATATGTCTAACCTAAGAGAAAGAATGATTCAATATTGTTCTGACGCTGCTGGTAGACCAATGAAAATTAACAGCATGCATGCACAAAAGTGGGAGCTTGGTGCTTACGCTAACGATCACTCAGACAACACAGACCTTGATGGCGAAGATATGGGCTGGGCAGACAACAAGCAGTACTCTGGCATATACCTAAACAGCCAGCCAGATTACGAAGGTGGTGTTTTAAAATTTAGAGACCACGGCTTAGATGTTGTTCCACCTGCTGGATCTTTCGTATCATTCCCTGGCGGAGTAGAAAACATTCACAGCGTGTCGGAGATTACTGCAGGAACTAGATACACAATAGTAATCTTTTGGGATTATGCGGATGCATGGTACTCAGAAGCACAGCTTCAAGAGTGGGAAAAATTAATTTTTAAAGAAAGAATTCATCAATATCAATTAAAGCAGCAATGGAAGGATAAGGTAGCTCATCCATTACTAGAAAATCCTTACGCTGGAGTAGATAACTCAGAAGAATTACCAGAGGGATTAATGGAAAGCTTGACTTCTGCAGATTTAAAGTGCAATGCTAGAAGAAATCAAGAGGCAGTAATTAAAGCTGGTAAGGTTCCAGCAGGAGTAATTGTTGATCAGATAATTACAGAGGAAGATGTTTGATTTAGAAAAGGCTGTCAAGCACCATGGTACCTTTATTTTTGGTTCTCCAGAAAATTCGGAGGGGATCAATAAAGAAGGCGATGCCTATGATTATTCTTTTATGACAGAAACTGGTATTGTTTCTTATAATAAAAAAGATGACGGAACCTATTTAGTTAATCTTAATAATATACATTTAGATAAAATAGAAGCAAGAAAGATAACATTGGAGCAGCTTACAAAGTGGTTTTATGATTTATCAGATGAGTATTTTAATGAAAATATAAAAGATATACCATTGGAGGAAAAAGAATAATGGAATTTGATGAGATAAGCAACTCTGGATCTGAAAGAGATATTAAGTTTATTGATTATTTTTTAAAAAATAAACAAACATTAGAAGACCGAAAAGTTATAATTGATAAGGAACTATGGTATATACCTAACTTTTTAGAAAAAGAAGAGTTGGAATATCTTAAGCCATTCTGTGATGAGAAAACTGGCTGGTACTTAACTTCTAGATCTAGTTCTATTAGAAATAAATTTATTGGCGTTAATTACAGAATACATCCAGAAGGCACAATATGCCCAACACGCGGAATAGATCTAAGTAATAGTGCAATATTTCCAGAAGAAACTGATTCAAGATACCACCCAGAGCTATTCTATAAATCTGAAGGAGTGTTTGATAGAATGAAAGTTGTGCTTCCAAATAGATTGAACGAAGATACAACTCTACAATCTTTTTGGCCTCTTGATGATTCTGATCATAGCGGTGCATATCAGTGGCATTGGGAAAAGAGCATGGCCGCAGAGCTTGGTGATCCAGACTTTAATGATTTTGGAATGACTGCAGCTTGGTCTATTTATCTAAATGATGATTTTGAAGATGGCCAGCTTGAATTTGCTTACAAGGCATATGTTATTAAGCCACAGCCTGGGATGTTAATATCAATACCAATGACAAAAGAATTTACTCACCGTGTAACTCCAGTAAAAAATGGAGAAAGACATACTCTTTATGGTACATGTTTTCAAGATTTAAATGATAGAGATATTTCTAGCGGAGAAACCTGCTAACTATTGACTATCCGTATTAATTGTAGTATAATTAATATATGAAAACATTTATTATTATTTTTATATTATCTCTAGTTGTATGCGGCTATCTTGCATATAGACTTTATCAAGAAATTTCAACAATTATGGAAGCAAAAAAAATACAAGAAAAATCGGTACAGGATCGTTTTTGGGCAAGCCAACAGTCTTTTGAGGAGTAAAAATGATCAAGCCCTTCGGTAACCTTCTGTTAGTAAAAGAAGATAAAGTTGAAGATAGGACCACATCATCTGGTATAGTGCTTATGGCCTCACTAAGTGAGTCTAATCTTAGAACTGGTAAGATAGTTGATCTTGGCAATGGCGAGCATAACTATAAAGGTGAGCTTATACCAATTAATGGATTAGATATTGGTGATAGCGTGTATTACAATCAAAACAGCGGAACAGATATTGAAGATGAAGACGGAGAAAAGTATTTGCTTTTGAATACAAAAAGCGTACTAGCAATTAAGGGGTAAAGTTGAGAAAAAGGTTTGTTTTTAAAGCATTATCTGACTCAGTTATACTGCAGGTTAAAACAAAATCTCCAGAAAAATGGCTATTGGTTGATAGAGAAACTGGTCAAGTCTATCAAGGAAGCGAAAATGGACATTGGGATAGATTAGATCCAGTTATAAAAACCGACAAAAATAAAAGCTATTGACAGCAACTGTAATATATTATATAATAAACTATAATGATAAATAAGATTATATGCATGATTAAAGGACACACCCTTGTAGATGCAGGCACATGTCCATATACTGGCTCAACATATCAATATTGTGAAAGATGCACTGCAATGATTCCAATTCAGGTGGCAGTATGAAAGAGCCTAAGATTATGAAGATGGATTGGCGTTCATTAGGATATTGGCCAGTATATAAAGATGGAAAACTTACATGGGAAAAGGATCCAGAAAATAATGATTGATTGGTTAGTTCATAAATTGTTTTGGTGGGCACCACTTAGAAAAGCTATATTTGAAGAAGTGCATATGTATGATCATTTGTCTGATGTATTTACTAATTCAGACTTAACAGATATAGCCTCATGCAGCTGGATGGAAGGCGACACTTGGTACGGTTGGGAATATGATAGTGAACTAAATCGTTACTATTTTAATGACATTGGTAACAAATCCCTGGTTGGATTATGGGAAGACAATTGGCTAAAAGAAGCTGGTAGTCGTTGACAATAAAGATGAGTGCTTTTTGCGTTCCGTGTAACAGGAATGTTGAAGGAAGGCTAATCGAGATGGTTATCTTGGATTCAGGTAATTGGTTGCACATCGGAGAGTGCCCAATTTGTTATTATGAAATCAAGAGAATTGTCCCCAAGGACATTTCAGGTTCCTATAATGGTCGTAGAGCGGTTTCCGAAACCGATAATGAAGGTCCGATTCCTTCACCTGGAGCTTAATGGCTAAACATTGGGAAGATAAGTCTCAATGGATTACACATTGCCCAATATGTTTTTGTGCAACTACACATCAATTATTAGATTTTCATTTACAATATCATGAAAATAAGATCCCAATTAGTGAGCCCGCCGAAAATAGAGAGATTCCAGTCAACTACGTTGACACAACTAATGGTATAATAGATATCTAACGATAAGGATATAAAATGTGGTCATGGATATTGGCAGTAATTGGTGTAGCGGGTATATATTTTGTAGGTCGTAAAAAGAAATGGGCATGGTTATGGCTCATATTCAACGAATGCTTGTGGATTATTTACGCAGTGACCACTGGTCAATACGGATTTATATTTGCAGCTGTTGCATACACAGTTGTCTACATCAAATCATTTTTACATTGGTCTAAAGAGCCAGTAAATAAAACACATTTGTAGGGGGAACAGATGGCATACTCTAGATTTACAGATAGCGATATATACATATATGCTCATGTAGGCGGATGGATAGAATGTGCTGCATGTTGGCTAAATGAACGTTCAGATGAGTATTCCTTATTCTCAATGTCAGAAGAGATCCACGATGATGGGCATTTGATTACCCATGTGAGAGAGCATATCAAAGCAGGCCACGATGTACCCCAAGGATTGCTTATGGAAATACTTTCAGATAATGATAGATATGGTAAAATAGATTTATGAGCGAAAAAACAGGGTATAAGCCAACTTCAGGTATGCAGTCAGCTGCACGTCGTGCTATTAAACTAAAAGAGCAAGGTAAAGCAAAGGGTGCTGGCACATCTGTAGGCTGGACAAGAGCTGGACAGCTAGCAAGAGGCGAAACGCTTAGCCTTTCTACAGTCAAGCGTATGTATTCATATTTCTCTCGTCACGAAGTTGATAAAAAGGGCAAGGATTGGGATAACGCAGAGAGCCCATCAAATGGTAAAATTATGTGGTTAGCATGGGGCGGGGACGCAGGATTTTCTTGGTCCAAAAAAATAGTCAACAGGGAGAAAACAATGAAAAAGAATTTAGAATTAAACGAAATCGTAGAAGAGATTAAAGATATCCTAGATGATGTAGTCAATCCATTTACTAAGGTAATTGAGATCGCAGACGACATTGAGAAGAAATATGAAGATTGCGGATGTGCAACATGCAAGAAATTAGACGTGTCTTGTGACAAATGCCCTGATTGTTCAAAGGGTGAAATGGATAAGGCTGAAGAGCTTTCAGATGAAGATATCTCAAAGAATTACGAGTCAGAGAACCCAGATGAAGACAAATGGGATAACATTGAAAAGGCTTGCTGGAGCGGATACAAGCAGGTTGGTATGAAAGATAAGGGCGGAAAGAAAGTCCCTAACTGCGTACCTGTAAAGAAGTCTCTATTCGGCACAGAAGGACCCCAGAGCCTCATACCAAGGAACAAGTAATATGGGTATACTAGATAACTTTGAAGCCTATCTAGAAAAGGCGGAGAAGACAGAATCATGTCATTTCTGTCAAGGTAGAGCTAAATATAATGATGTAGTTGAATTAGATCAATCTACATATGATGTAGTAGGCGTATGTGAAAGACATTCATTTAAAGGATTATCTTCTTAATATTGACCGAAAGTGAAGTCGAAAAGTAGAGACCCCTTGTCAGTACCTGACATAAATGCTATAATAAATATATGTTACAGAGCTTAGAAATACCTGATCCATTTGCTACATTTGTGGCACACAAGTATGCTAATTTTAAGGGTATGAAGTATGACTTCTTTAGCGGTGAATGGGACATGGCATGCGGTGCATGCGAAGAGCCATTAAACGCTCCAACTAAGAAGATATTGACTAAGATCAGGCTATATCACACTCGTAATGAATGTCTTGGGGGATACTGATGAGCGATGCAATGTGTACTAAATATGGATGTGACTATAAGCTAGACCTTGATGGTCAGGTCACATGCGACAATTGTGGTGCTATGGGCGATGATATGCCCAATCCACAAATAGGATATAGCACAGGTAAGTGGTCGGATGATGACGATGTTCATCCAACAATAACTCCAATATTTGGACCTAACCGATGACAAGAACATGGGAATATAGCCTATCTGCTAAAGAAGAGGCCATATGTGTAGAGGTGGGATATCAGAGACAAAAGCCATATTTTGGCGATCCAAGCAAGAATATTAACTATGCTGAAGGTGATCTCTGGGAGATGTGGCAGCATGTTGTATGTGCTGGATCGGAGCTTGCCTTTGCCAGAATGCTTGGCCAAAAGGAGTTTGTCCCACACTTCAACAAATGGAAGACTGAATTAGATGTACCTGGAGTTGGGGAAATTAGATACTCATTTAACCCAACTGGTGGACTAAGGTTCACCAAAAGGGATAACCCTGATCTAAGATATGTCCTAATGATAGATGGCATGGCCATCAAGAATAGGACGGGGCGGAATGAAGATAGAAGAAGTACTCCCTATAAAGCTATAGGCTGGATGTATGGACATGAATGCATGCAAGAGATATATTTATCTAAATATAATAATACTACATGGGTAGTACCTTATGATCAATTAAAGGCAATGCCTAATTAAGGACGGGAACCAATGATAGAACTATCACTAATAGCCATTACATGGTATTTAACTAAGATATATTACACAAAGGAATTAACTGTGCAAATTCCAGTTAAGGAAGAAGGGCCCATGGTTCATGCAAGATGCGTTAAATGCTCTCAGACTATATATACTCATCGGGATAACCTTCGTGCTCCATATTACTGCTTGGCTTGCAATTAATGGATAAATTCGAATCATCATATAGTCAGTTTGCTAAAAAAGAGCCATATAGGGTAGCATGCTCCAAATGTAATAATCTTTATCTCAAGGCTAATGATGACCCATTTATATGCCTTACATGCTCAGCAAGATAATGGTAGAATAGACGTATGAAGAAGATAATGATAGCTGATTTAATGAAGGCGGTCCAAGAAGAGACGGAAGATCTGAGAGATATAGAGAACTCAGATATAGACCCTAATGGTAATGAATTTGATGGTTCCATAGGTAAGGTAACATATCAGCCAAATGGTGATGGTTCATATGAAGTAGACATATCCTTTAAATTAGGTGGATCTGCAGTATATACAATGGATGCAGACCAATTACAAGATTGGATCAACAATCCTTCAGGTGGCTATTATAATGCCAACATAAGAGGAAATTGATCCCCTAACTATTCTATCCCCCCTCCCTTTAATCTCCCTTGTATGAGCCTCCTAGAGGCTTATTTAGTGGAGTATTGTGGAGTAAAGTGGAGAATCATACTATCAATTTAGATCCAAATACTATCATTATATCTATCTAAATATACCTATGTAATGGAACGTTACCATTTGATGCACGTAATGTCAATAGGGCCCATATAAAGCATATTGGCCAATATTTGTCAATAGCTTTCATATAAAATTCCAGGAAATTTTTTTATTTGGTCGTAAAGAGCAATTTTGGCCCATATATATGGCAAAAAATTATGTCTAATTCTGCATTATTTGTCTCATATAATGAGATATTCTATGCACATTTTGACAGATTATATTAGATTTATTATACATTTTCCAGGGTTTTTTATATGTGATCGTAAAGAGAAAATTTGGCCCATAAGATGGGCATACAAAAATGGGACATATAGCTAATTAAAGCCATATGCCCCATAGGGGAAGTTATATTAGAATGAATCTAGATCCATTATGTATTTGCTATCTCTTACTCTTGTTTCTTTCAAGGAGTCTATAGTTAGGTTTCTATCCACCGCCCCGTATTTTGCTTCGAGGATGTCATTGAGAGCATCTGCCATAAGCAATCCTTCGGATGTGTATCCCTTATCCCATTCTGACTTTAATCTAAGGGAATTGTATTGGATAATGTATTTAACTAGTTCCATTAGTCTATCTTGGGTATACAAGGTATGTTCAGTTGTTAATACATTTGCCATTACGGCAGGTGAGAAGTTAGCATTGTTTAGATAGTCTGTTAGTTTTTCTGCCGCCTTGAATTCGTTCGCTTTAGCCATTGAGTTCCGCCTTTCGTTTTGATTATACCATTGACCACTGACATTTGTAAATGAAGCGAGGACCCTCCCCTTTCCCGTTTCCCACAGAGAGGAGGATCCCCACACTTAGTTTGTTACTTGACGTTCTTCTTGTCTGTGAAGACTACGCCTTCTTGTGCTGCCTTGCTGATAGCTCCTAGAGCTGCAGCTGAGAAGCGGCCACGCTTGCCCACAGAAATTCCCTGGGTCTTTAGGTACTCACGAGTTGTTGTTGGTGTTGATGTCATTTGTTTGATCCTTTCTAGATCAGTTGTTATATATATTATATCCGAATTTCGGCGATTTGTAAATAGGTGCCGTAAAGCAAAATTTTTGCCCGTGCCCTTAGATTATGACCGTTATGTCCGAATTGTCCATAACAGCCAAACCTATCTTTATTTAGTTGTAAGTTCTAGTTCTTCCACATTATAGGGCTCTATTTTATTGCCCTTATTGCGAGCAGGTTCTTTCTTCCAGTCTTTCTTAGGTGTTGCCACTGCAGCATTCCAAGCGTCATCATGGTTATCTGCCGTTACAATAATGTAATAGTCTTGTACTATGTCTCCATAGACTTTCCACTCTTTGCTCATAGTTCCACCTGTTCTATCTTATCTCTAATTAATTTAGAAATGATGTTGTGTGCCTCGATATTTTCTGTTTCGGACCCACCCCATAACAAAGCTTGGGCTTTACTAAGTTGATCGTTTAAATACTTATCACTCATCTTCATCTTCGTCCTCCTCCTCTTCATCTTCAGGGTCTACGATGTAGTCCCTGCTCATCATCCAATCTAAAACTTCTTCTTGATGTTGTTCGGCGCCCCATTCCAAGGAGAAGCCCATACCAGCCTCCACAGCCTCACACAGGTGGTTCCACATGTCATCTTGGGTTACCTTGGCAACATAGGTGTCATCCTCTAGGATGTTATTAATTGTTGACCATGTCCATAGCCAAACTAATGATAGGCCTAAGTCTGTATCATCTAGAATCTCTAGACACTTGTTTAGTTTATCTTTATCTTCAGGTTTCATAGTGTGCGTTCTCCAATCGCAAATGATAGTTGGTATGTTAAATTATATAGTTCTACTAGCATATCTAGGCGCCCTTCACATTCTGTACGAACCATAGAATCCATTGCCTCTTCAGACAACTCCTCTTGTTCTAATGCGCTTGCTAGGTCCTGCTCAGCAATCAACATTAGATTCTTTAGTTCGCCGTGCATTATATCTAATCCACTAACACCTGCATTGACTAAGCGTTGCAAATGAGGTGGGAGACCAATGTCTTCTGAATTCATTATGCCACCATTTCTGTAATAGTTAGCCAAGTTGTACAATACTTGCAATGCTCCATTTGGAGCGGGGAAACAACAGAATGAGTACTATCTATAATTTCCTCAATCTTATCTAATACATTATCTAGTGTCATTAATATACCCTTTCGTTATCAATCATTATATCAGAGGCCACTGACAAAATATGTTCCATAGTATCAATGGCACCCATGTAATAACTATCTGATTCAAAGTATTCATCTTCAGATATAGGGATGTTATTTCTAGCATCTTCTAAATCTTGTTCTAAACTAATCTTATGTATCTTTAGATACTCCATAAAATGTGACGACTTAGTCATGAATATCCTTCTTTCCCGTTTCTCTATTATGTATTGCGGTAACTCCGCAAACACAATAAAAGTATCCTGGAATGTCATCACATTCCCAATAATGATTATGCATTAGTCAAAATACCCTTCTGCCCATAATCCCTGGAGAAAACTAACTGTCATCTCCAAATTAGTTCTAAGTTCTGTCTTGTCCATTAAATCGGACGGGGATCGAAGATAGAATAACTTAGCATCATGTACTGAGTTAATCATAGTATCTAAATCCTTTTTATCATATCCTAACATCATAAGCAGAACTCATCTCCCTCAATATAGCCATAATACTCATTGTATGATTG